TCGAACGCGGGCGTGACATCGCCCTTGTCTTCCATCGTCAGCCCGACCTTGGAGCCGCGAGGGTAGATGCCGTAGATCGTGCGCTCGCCCAGGCACAGCAGCCAGATCGAGGCATTCGAGGTGCCCATGCCGCCGGCATCGATCACGTTGGCGCCGTTCTGCGCGCCGCCCGTGGAGATGTCGGAGTTCAGCGAGTTGTAGAAGCCCGACAGGCCCATGAACTCCTGCGGCGTCGCCAGGGTGTTGCCGTAGAAGCAGGTCTGCTCCAGCGTCTGGCCCATGCCCTCCAGGAACGCCGCGTCCTCATTCATCCGGAACATCTCGATGTCGCCGGAATCCTCGGCCAGCGTGCGATCGACCTGGGAATAATCGACCAACTCGCCGACGCCGATACGGAACTTCGCCGTGGTGGACTTGCTGTACGGCGTGCCTTGGTTGTAACCGCGCCACGAACCGGCGGGGATCGACGTGCGGAACACGCCCTCATGGCCGCCGACCTCATTGGCCTCGCGATACGGCAGGTCGTCATACAGCGCGATCGACTGCGACAGCATTTCGGCGATGTGCACTTGCTTGCCCTGAACCGTGCGGCTCGCCAAATCGAGCATCGTGGGCCATTGACCTGTGGACAACTTCGTTACTCCATGCTATAGGGTTGCCCGTCTGACACACCAAGGAGACTGACGTGGCCAGCTATCGAACCGACGTTACTCAGGAACAAATCAAGGCGATTCTGGACTACGACCCGGAGACTGGCGTCTTTCGCTGGCGCAATCGACCCGAGAGGTCGAGGCGGTGGAACACTCGCTACGCAGGCACTGTCGCTGGGCAGATCAGCAACGGGTACGTCTACATCGCGGTGAACGGGAAACCGGCTCATTACGGCGCCCGCCTCGCGTGGCTTTACATGACCGGCGAATGGCCGCCATCTCAGGTCGACCACATCAACGGCGTCCGCGGCGACGATCGTTTTGCCAACTTGCGCGCGGTCACGAATGCCGAAAACAACCAAAACCGGGGAGCGCAACGAAACAACATCGATGGAGCGCGCGGTCTATCTCGTCATCCCACTGCTGGATGGCGCGTCAGGCTGCAATCGCATGGCGTAAACCACGATCTTGGTTATTTTCGGAGCAGGGATGAAGCCCTCGCTGCCAGGAAAGCACTTCAAGACCGTCTTCACGGCGAGTTTGCCGCCCAACAAGATTCTGCCCATGGCACCTATCCCTATCGGGACAAGCGGCGCGGTTAAGCCCTCCCCGCCGCCTTCCGCGAAGTCGGGTGGTCGTACATCATCGTCTGACGCGGCTGCTTGCCGTTCCCGCCGCGGTCCGGCACCGGACGGGCTGGGATTCGCGGCGCAGTAGGCTCATCGAACAACCGGGCCGCATTGTGCAGCAGGCGGAACAGCGCCGGGTGGTCGCCGGCGCCGGTATCGCGCATGAAAGCGGCAAATTCGGCCCGGTGCGCTTCGGGAACAAGCAAGTCGCGCATGCGGGCGGCAGCCATTTTGGCCGTTTCGTGCCCTGCACCGCCCAGGATCGGGTCTGCGAGGACCTGCTGCACCCAGCCGCGGCGTGTTTCGGCGAAAACCCGGTGCTGCTCGGCGAAAACGGCGTCCTGGAACTGCTTCAACGTGCTGGTGTGCATATCCAACAGCGCTTGGGCGTCTTCCTGCTTCAGTCCATGCTTTGCGGCAACCTCGGCGAACTCGCCGAGCCGCTTTTCATCGGGCTGAACGCCTTCCGGCAGCTTGAACGGCTCGTATTTCGGACCTTCAACTGCCGTTTCTGCCGGTTTTGGCTCGGAGTCTGGCTTTTTCGCCTCTTCCTTGGGCTTGCCAGCCTCTTCAAGCAGGCTCGGCGTGTCGGTGTGCAGCGCCGACTTGGCTTCTTCGGCCGGTCTTGCCGCTTCGGCCGGGACTTCGGTGGCGGCGGCGGCTGGTTCTGGGGCCGCTGCGACCTCTGCGGGCTCCTCAGCTACTGACGCGGTGACTTCGGCAACGGGTCCAGCGACTGGCGTAATGATAGTTGCAGTTTCGAGCGCCGGCATTGCTGGCGCTGCTGCGGCCGGCGCAGTAGTCTCTTCCGGTGGCATGTGGCCTCAGAGGTGATGGATGGCTCTAACGCTTCCCCGTCGCGGCTTCCTCGCCGGCATCCTCGCGATGCCCGCTGTCGTGCGCGCCGATTGGTTGATGCCGGTCAGTCCCCGGCGCGGGCTGGTTGGCCCGGACTGGCGGAAGTTCGTGCAGGGGGCCAGGATTGACTACGCTTGCGTGCCACCGGGCATGATCGTCCGTGACCTATCGTATGACTTCGTTGGCCAGGAATGGACCACAAGTGGTTCACTCTGACCGCCGCCGCTCGGGACGCGCCTTCATGAACCGAGGATCGTTCTCGTCTTCCATCAGCGCGACCCCGTCCCGCACCATGTGGCGCCATCGCTGGTAGAGCCGCTGCCCGATGGCATACTGGCCCGCCTGGAACCACGTCGCGTCGTGCTGCGGAAAACCGTTCGGCCCGCAGGCAAATGGCGGTGAGAAGCCGTGGCAGTCGTCTTGCAGGAGCCGCCACATGACGCGGCGGCCGATCTTGCTGTCGAACACGGACCGCCAGAAGGACTCTTCCTCCTGCGCCTCGCGTTTCACCTTGTCCCGCGACTGCCGATACTTGACCGGATCAGTGAGATCAACGGTTTCGACCGGGATGGGGTCTTCTTCGCGCTCCTCGGCGTCGTCGGGGGAGTCGCTCATTGCAACCCGACCGATGCCAGCTTTTCGTCAGCTTCTAGGGAGCGGTGACGCCCCGCATCGTAGCCGACCAGCCAGTCCGCCGCGGTGGCGGCATATTCTTCCGGAACCTCGCAGGGCAATTTGTCCAGGCCGGCGATATATCCAGCCTCTTCCGCGAGCGAGATCGGAGGCATGATGATTCCGCGCGGGAGGGGCATCATTCACCGTCCAGGCTGTTCACGATCCGCCGTCGCTCGCGGGCCGGTTTCCGGTCGAACCACGCCATCATCGGTTCAGCGATGCGGCCCTTGTACCACTCGGCAAGTTCATAGCGCCGCTCGAACGGGTTGAAGACGTGGGAAGTGCCATCCCACTTGGCCGCGGCAGTCAGCCACGCCTTGCGAGCCATCTCCTCACGGGCGGTGCGGCGCTTGGCGCGCCTCATGCAGCCACCCCGGGCGGCAGGATGATGCCGCCGGGCGTCATCCGTGGCACCTGCACCAACCGCCCCTCGGTCCGCGTCGGACCCCTCTGCGGCTTCGGCAGGATCATGCCGAGCCGCCCAGTCGCCATCGTCTCCAGTTCCTCGGCTCTCTTCGCCCCGAATCGGAGGTTTTCAGCCAGGCGCAGGAATAGCGGGTGGGCAAGGTTGGAGTTCTCGGTCCGCGGCATGGTGCGGTCTCGCAGCCAGCCGCCGGCGCGCTTATGGGCCTCTTCCATCATCAGGCCGATCCGCAACCACCGCGCGTCCTGGCGATACCACGCCACTTGGCGGCAGCAGTTTTCGCAGGTCGCCAGATCGGTGCGCAGCTTCCGGTATGTCGGACCGCGGGCCGGCAGGACGGCGAGCTTGTCGCAATGCTCGGCGGAACGAAGGAAGGTTTCCTTCAGGAGAGAGAGGATTTCCCGTTCCGCGACGTTCCCGGCCATGACTCAAGCCTCGACCCAGGCGTCAAAGCGCCAGCATGACACATTTCTAGGCATATCGTTTAACCCCTGTCAACCCCTACCCGCGCACCACCCCTTGCGACGGCGATCCGAGGATCGCCCCCAAGGCGCCGGCCTGCGGGTTGGTCTCGCTCAACTGCTGGGCCGCATTGACGGCCGCTGGCGCGATCTGTGCAGCGTTCTGGACCGCCGCCATCTTGGCTTTCTGCTGCCGCAACTGTTCGACCTTGGTCGCGCCGCGGATCACCTTCGACGTGACCTGGCCGTTCTCAGCCATCAGGCGCAGCGCCTCGTCCAAATCGATGTTGTCGAGGGGATCAGGTGCCCCCGATTCCTTCGCGCCCTGGCTCATCTGGATGCCTTGCGCGACCACTGACGCAATGCCGGTGTTGGCCGCCGCTGCCTGGGCGATCTTCATCATCGAGATGCAGTCCACCTTCAGCGGCATGCCGAGCAACGACGGCGGCTTTGGCTTCAGCAACCCGCGCCGCGTGCAGATGTCCATCGCCCGCATGACGGCCGGCGCGGCGACCTCGGTGGTGAACAGGTTGACGAATGGCCCGAGAGCCTGGAGCCGTTCGAGGTCGCGCTTCGTCAGTTCCAGCTCGTTCCTGGGCTGCACGCCGGCCATCTGCGTGATCGCCATGAACAGGTTGACGAAGTAGCACTCCTTGATCCGGATTTGGATTTCCTTGATGTCCTCGATCATCGGTGGCAGCGCGGCCGGCGACACCTCGAACAGCGGCCAGAACCCTTTCTTGCCGCCCTCGGTCGAGGTGTAGGTGATATTCCCAGGCTGAATCGACGACGGCTCGTTCTTCATTTCCGCATTGGCGCCCATCGGCGGCCTGACCAGCTTCTCGATGAATTCGCCCTTGCGCCGGGTTTCGAGCTGCAACTGCTTGGTGTCGCCGAGGCAGTCCATGCCGGGGGAGCGGCCATAGGCGTCATTGCTGACCACAGACCAGCGCGCCACAAAGAACGGACAGCCATTGAAGCCGCGCCGGCTCAGTTCGGCCTCGGTCTTCTGGCCCTTCAGCCAATAGACCTCGCGCCAGGTGAAGTGTCCCGACACCACGTTGATCTTCGCATTTCCGCGCCCGTGCCGCGACATGGCGAAATTCGGCTCGATCGCGTGCGCGACGATCATCTCCATTTCGAGCGAACCGCCGCCTTGCTCCCAGCGCGACCGCACCTGCTCGGGGCACGACTCCAGCCCGAACATATCCACGATCTGCTGGATCGTCAGGACGAACTCGCGATACAGCGTGTCAACCGACAGCCGCGATCCGACCGCCAGATAGTATTCACCCGAGCACGGCAGGTAGCATCGGATGACGTCTTCGGCGTCCTCGTACATGATGAGCGGGGCGGTGCCGAACGTCGCGACATCCTGGAACGCCTGCGCCATCGTGTTGTAGAAATTCGACTGCGCGAAGACGTAGTAGAGGATGCGCTCAGCGTCTTCGAGCCACAACTTGGCCGCATCGTCCAACTCGATCCAGTCGATCGCAATACCGAGCTTGAACCAGGGGCGGGTCGGCGGGGTGAGGCCAGACCACATGCCGGCGGCGCAGGTTTGCATCGCCAGAGTCGCAGTCGAATCGACGATCGTCGTATTGAGGTTGCCGCCTCTAACTTGAGTATTGGCGACAACAAGGAAGTGGTATCGGCGGGGCAATACGTACTCGGCAAGGCTAGCCCAGTTTAGCCACCAGCTAAATCTCCAATCCCGAAGGGCCGTCATCCGGCTTTCAAGTTGCGGGTAAATGAACTGCCAGTCACGGCCCTCCGGCTGCTCTGTGTCCAGCGACGGTGGCTGCTGGGCAAGCATTTGCGGGCCGGCTATCTCGTAATGGGAGATGGCGTCGAGGGGCATTAACCTACCGCTTCCATATCTCGTTTCCGCGCCGATTCAGCCACACACGCCATGCGAAACTGCACCACGTTGGCCTCATGCACTGCCAACAGCGCGTTCCACTCCGTTTCCGGCGCCAAGTGCGGGGAATGCTGCCGCTTCAGCCGGACTAGCGCGGACCAGCTTCGGTCCCACGCCGCATGAGCATCGAGATATTCCTGGGTTCGGTGTGGCGCCAGCACCACCATCGCCACCCGGACCTGTTCCGCCACGCACTCCGCGCGCGTCCACTCCGGATGCACCGCGCGGATTTCATGGAGTTTGGAGGGGAAGGTGTCGAAGTTCACTGCATCACCCAAGCCAGCAGCGCCGCACCCGCGATGCACGCCACCGTCGCGACGCACGCGACCAGGAACGCCCGCACCCGCGGCGCTGCGAGCCCCTCATAATCCGGGCACAGCGGGTCACGCCGCATCGCCAGACCTCCGGTCGCCGAACGGCTCGACCACCACATCCCGCAGCGGCGCCGCATCGCGGATACGCTGCGCCATGAATTCGGCCTGGTCGCGATCCGGGTAGAACGCGGCATGCGTGGCGCGGTCGGTGTAGCCCGTGGCGGCGAGGTAGCGGCAGCCACGGTGAGTGCCGACCGTGACGACAAAGCGTTGCGCCATTTTCAGTAGCCCAATAATTGGGTTCCTCCGCCTGTGTCGGTCGTATTCGTGGTGTTGGGGGCGCTCGCGCCGGCCGGCGAACTCAAGATCGTGCCCTCGTACCCAGCCCCCGATGCCTGGGCCAAAGCGGCGCGCTGCGCCGCTCCGGACGCCGCAACGCTCGCACTTGCCGCTGATGCCGGTGCAGGTGGCGGCGGTGGTGGTGTAGGTGGTGCGGCTGATCCGCCTCCGAATCCCATCGGTCAATATCCTTGTTGTGTCGCAGCGCCCGTCACTGATACGGGTCGTACTCGAACGAGTGCCGCCGCGCCGCACCCATCGGGGGCTTGTTGACCTCAGCGAACGGGTCGTACTCGACCTCATGTCTCGGGCGCCCCGATTCGCGTCGCGCTTTCGGCGTGACGGGATGAGCGAAAGTCAGCACGAAACCGTCAGTGTGATCCGGGGAAAATCCGATCCGTTCCTTGACGAGTGCCTTGGGCTCCAACAGCAGCCGGTCGCCGCGCGTGGTGTATGTCGTGCGAGACAGTGCGGCGCAAAACTCAGGCATCCCTGGCGTCGTCATAGGCGGCAACTGACCGCCTTCCCTGATCCACTGCACGGCTTCAAAATACATCTCGGCCCGTTTATTGGCGTAGCGGCCAGAGGATGATGCTTCAGCGAAGCCAACGCCGATCGGCGCCTTGCCCAGCAGCCGAAGGTTGTCGATCCACGACGTTCCATAGCCGCCGGTATTGTCCACGAATGCCGCATCGGCATCCCATTCGTCCCACTTGCGAGAGACCTGCGAGGCGCCTTGGATGCCGTCGATGTTGCGGAAGGTCTGCGGTGCAAACGCCACCAACCCTTGGCGCGGGAAGATCACGCTGGCATCGTCGCCGTAGAGCGCGACATCGACGCCAAGGATGCGCGCTGCGCGGGCAATATCCTCTGGGCGATAGCTGCGGAGGGTGGCGGCGGTGACTTCTTCGGCGCCGATCAGCGTGTCGATCGAAGACGGCGGGAATTCGCCAAAAACGTTCACTTTGACCCACGGCGATTCGCGACCATAGGCGCGGATTTGATCGCGAGCCCATTCCACCGACACGCGCGGCGAGCGCTTCGGGCTGTCCGGGTCACCGTTGACCGAGACGACATGCCAGCGGTCACGCTCGCTATGAGCCCGGAAAAGCGCCCCCTCGCGCTTCGTCGGATTGCCGCCTTGCAGGATATGACCTTCGATGCACGTCGAAAGTGCCGCCTCGGCCGAGACCAGCACGGAGTCTGGAATCCCGCCGCTTTCGTCCATGATGAACATCACGTACTCGGCGTGAAGACCCGCCAACGTGTCGGCCTGCTCCTCACGGGAGCCATTACGCGGCCATGACCGGGCCGACATCCACCATCGAGGCGCCGATTCGCCGCGGCGCTCGATCCGCGTCTTGCGCCACTCGAAATTCGCCTGGAGCAGCGGCGAGCGATGCAGCCAGACGGACATCTCTTTCCAGAGGTTGTCCGCCAGGTTTTCGCCCGTGATCGACACCGCCGCTATGTTGCAGTCCTGGCGTGTCAGCAGGTAGTTCCACGCCAGCCACGCCTCGATCGCGGTGTTGTGAGTGACGATGAAGTCGTTGGTAAGGTAGAGCCGACTTGGATGTGCGACCCTAATGCACATACAGTCAGCCGTACCGGCCGGTTCGATGCTGCTAATGTAGCGGGTCATGTAACGCGCCGTGGCGCGAGCGCGCCCAGGGTCAGTCCACCTCGCCTTTCGCTGTGGCACCATAAAGGGATTGAACGGTACGCGCACAACAACCCGATGGCAGGGACGCCCATTGATGCGTCGCCGCTTAGTGTCGCGATAAAAAGGGTGTTTAATTTTGGTTTCGTGCGCCGTTCCGCCAAGCGACCGAACCAACCAGATTACATCCAACGCTAACTGCGGGGAAGTGGTAGCGAACTCCATGTGTCCGTCTTTGTCTACGCCGCAATCAGTGTCTAGTAAGCCACAAAGCAACTCGCGCCGCCCACGTTCACTGGCCTGGAGGTACGCCTTCGGCACGAACCTTTCGTGCGAATAAGTCTCGATCACCCCCGCCTCGCGTAATAAGGGCGCGATGCCATAAACCATAACGACCCCGTCGCGTGGGCCGCTGGTATCGAAACCGAGGCTCCGGATTTTAGCTTCGATCTCCGGCGTGGGCTTTGTCGCGTACCTGCCGCCTCGCCGCACACCATCTCCGAGCCAAACACCCAGCACGTAAGGGTCCAGAGGCAATACTTGTCCTTCGTATTGCACAGGTCCCTGCCGCGGAATCTCGAATTGTCGGTGTTCTCCTTTGTTGTTCTTCGTTCGGACTCCACGTTCAACGATTTGAGCCGTTGACAGGATAGACCACACCTCGCCGAGCTTTTTCTCACGCATACGTTCTGCTGCGCCGCGCACCTTCCATAAGTGCTCGGCACACGCCAATGTAGACGAATAATCATCGAACCCGACGCGAAAGACCGGCAACTCCCCTCGGTCAAATACCGCAGTCACGGTAGTCGGTGACCCGTCTCCAGCAAATACTCGGTCTCCTGGCTGCAAATCTCCAAAGCGACGCACGCCATCAGGGGTCGGTATCAGCAAATCCTTTGGCTGTGCCTTCCCAGGCCCCTTAGACGCCAGCATGGCGATGCGGCGCTTGACCGGGAAAGCCTCCAGGACATCGTCCTGCCACTCATCTGGCGTGGCTCCGAAGACCTCCCGGACGAACTGCGATGGATGATCGGCCCAGCGCGCGAGCGTCGCCGGGCCAGCCCCGTCAATCTGGTCGGCGCTCACGCAGCTTCGCCGCCTGTGCGACCATCTTCTCCAGCGTCATGTCCCGGTTCTCGTTCTTCTGCGTCGCCACGGGCAACCCTTCGGAGCGGTTCAGGTAGGCTACAGCGGCTGAAAGCTGCGTCTCCTCACGCTCGGCATTCAATGCCAGCGTGCCGATCACGTCGCGCATCTGCTGCTGGCGCACTTCCTCTAGCGCGGCAAGTTCACGGCGCCGCGCGGCCTTCTCAGGATCACCCATCTGCGCCCCGCTACCGGTCTGCCCGGCAACGGCCTGAACCGTCACCCGCGTCGGGCTGTCCTTCGTGAAGGCTTTCGCCGGACCGCCGCGACCCGCGCCTTTGGCTGGGCCACCCCAACCTTCACCCTTGCCGGGCGTGTTGACCGGCGCCTTGCCGGAACCGGGGTTTCGGATGCGTCTGGGCATGATAGTCGGGAGTTGTGCCTGAAATTTAAGCGGTTGGTCAAGCCCCGCGTCACCTGCGTAGTGGCGATGGGCGCATTTACTGCGCCGGGGTCCTGGGTGACCTCGATCTCGTCGTCATCCATCAGAACCCCCCACCCCCACCAAACTCCGGCGCCACCACCCCAGCCACCCGCGTCACAGCCCGACCCAACCCCTGATCCGCCTTCGCGCGCCCCACCGGCGGCGCGTCGGCCTTGTCGAGCGAGTCGCGCAGGGCTTTGCGGGCCGGCGGCGTTACCAACCCCTTGGCGAGATGGTCGATCGTGTCGCGTACGGCGCGATGCACAGGGTCGTCTGGGGCGTCGATGGCGCGAGGTTCGTCGGGGAGGGCGGCCAACAGGTCGATGCGGACGGTTTCGTTTGGCGTCACTCGCACGGCGCCAGTCGGTTTCCACTGCCCGACATCGGCGTCCCACTGATACAAGCCTCCGTTTGGTATCCTTGAAAGGGGAGGATGCGCGCGGAGCATGGCGTTCTCCGGGTCCCAATTGCCGTGCTTGAACTCTAGCCAAACCCCCTCCCTTTCTTCTTCGAGAAGACGGCTCAACAGCGCCTCGGGGTCTAGCGTGGGCATCTGAGCGCTCCCAAAATCAACATCCCCCTTATATCAGCCTGCGGCTAGTTTGCCCGATTCGGGCCGGAGCCTCACGAAACTCACATTGACATTTCAATGGGTTGTGCTCTTGGCCCGATTCGCGCCTTTATCCCCCCTATGTCGGACTGGCGTGTCAAGCGTAAATGTTGAGTTTTCGAGGCTTTCAAGCAACAACCTGTAGCGCTCGATTTGGCCGGCCGCTAACCGAGCAACCGCCTCCTCCCAGCGAGGGGGAGGAGCGCGGTGGGCTCCAGCCAATGGTCTGGCTTCTCCGCATGCTCCGGCGGCGGCCGGAATCCCTCGTCGCCCATCACTATCCTCCAACGAAAGCGGCCGGGACCTCGGTCCCGGCCCATTGCCCTCTCAGGCCCCGCCCATATCGTCCTGCACGGCCGGCGCCGCAACGGCCGGCGCGGCGGGTTCGGCTTCCACGGCCGCCACCAGCGCGGTCAGTTCGGCTGACGCCGGCAGCGTCGAGGCGATGTAGAGGACGAGGGCTTTCAACGGGTTCATCATGGTCAGTCTCCTGGCTGGGTTGAAGGCACGGCACGCCGGGTCAGGTCATAGGCACCTCCTTGCGTTCGCTGCTCCGGATGACGGCCTCAGCGATCACTCGCTCCAGATCGACGCGGATCATAGAAGCCGCTCCAACTCTGCCAGAGGGGCTATCAGTCGCAGATTGCCGATCGCCCAATAGATCATTCCCGAACTGCCCCAGCCGTGATGCCTGTGATTTACGCAGTCGCGAAGAACCGAGAGGTCGTTCCCGAATAGGCCGGCTGGGCTGTCTCCTGGCGAATCCTTAGCCTGTCCGCCGCGATGCAGAAAGAACAGCCACACTGGCCACGGACTTTCCGTCAATAGTTCCAGGTAATCCACGTAGTGACGCTGGTCGATTCCCGTCACCCAACTTTGGGACAAGCGATGCCAACTGAATGCGGTCTTATGCTTCGCCTCGATCCAGTAAACATCCGAGCGTCGATACACGAGCATGTCAGGCGCGATCAGTGGTCGTCCCGACCTGTAGAGTTGCGGCCCCTTTTTCTCGTCGTCCGTCCGCTCATAAATCGGGAGCACGCTGAACCCACGCCCGCGCAAATACAGCCCGATTGCCGTTTCGGCCGCTTTCCCGAATGGCAACCGCTGGTCAAACCCCATGCGGCACCACCACGAACCCGATCTCCTCAAACACCTCGATGAAGAGCGGTACGTCATCCCCGAAATAGAAGAACGCCTGCCCTTGCGTGGGGGCTGCCTTGCGCCCATCCGGCGCCTCGAACGCTATCCTGCCTCGCGTGAAGCATATCGCCTGTGCGGCGCCAGCGGCTCGATGGAACCATGCGGTGTCCGTGTAGTTGTGGGTCAAGGCTATGGCCTGTTCCACTCGGCCGGCCTCGAACTCGTCGACCAGTTTATCGATGAACATGGCAATCGCGGGTTGCGAATAGGGCGGGTTCATCCACACCCGGCCACCCCATTCCTGTGCCAAGCCGTCATCTTCGAGCGAAAAGAACCGAACCGCGCCTATCGCTCCATTGGCCTGAGCAGAGGATGTTGGATCGAGATCAATGCCGCCGAGCACCCTCCGGACTGCCGCGATGTAAGCTGCCGGAGTGTACCACTCGTTTTCGCCAGTCCCTTGCGCCCGGTGGTTGTGGACCTCGGCCGCTATATCGGCCTTCGTCGGAGCGCGACCTTCTGCCAGAGCGGAGTCGATAGCCCGTTCAACGACTTCCTCCCCACCAGCATCTCGCAAATCGCGCCATTCCGCTGCCCGCTGCCGAGGAATCCCGAGATCGTCTAGGGTGACTGGATCAATGTCCGAGGCCCGGACATTGGTCGACCTCCTGTCCCCCCCGTGCGTCGCCACCTCGCCGGCTTCGCGCCCGCGATCAATTTCCCCCGCCATCCTGATCTCGGCGCGGGTAATGATGCGAAGGCAGTCCGCGTGCGTCTCGTTCGCGGCTTGCGTCACCTTGGCGTAGTGCAGCGCCATGTCGGCCAGTTTCCGCGCCTCAAGCACTTCCGCCGACGATCGAGCACCCAACAGACGGTTGGCCGCCAGTTCCACCAGCGCCGGCAGAGAGCCGGGAATACTAACGGTGGCGACTTCCTGTGTGGGTGGCGCGACGGCCTTCGTCTTGCGCGGCGTCTCACCCTCGCAGGTATGGTTCCACTCGGCTTTGCCGCAGATTCGGCATGTCGGCGGCTTCATCGCGTCGTCTCCAGTATCGATTCGGTGGCGTCAGCCTTGTCCCGAATGGCACCAACGACCCAGCCGTTCCATGACAGCCCAACCGCCTTGGCAATCGCCCGCGTCTCAGCGAGCAGATCGAGCGGGATGCGCAGAGATACGAGTTTGGTGATCTTCGATTGCCCAGCCATGCGAAGGGTGTATCACACTCGGGCGGCTGGATGCAATGCACCCCCTACGACGGTAGTGACGCAATTTGAAATTGAACGATGCCAGACCGGGGTCGCGCCTAGCTGCCACACGCGATCATCACCCTGTTGACC